GTTGTTTCAAAACTATCTGCTGTTGAACCTTCGAATATAATAGTAGGACTTACTAATGTTTTATTTGAAACAGTTGATGTTGAAGTTGTTGATAATAAAACACCATCAGCGCCAGATGGTAATGTAAGAGTATTATCTGCTGCTTCAGAGTGTGGTGCTGATTGTAAAGTTTGTGCATGAGCATTTGAAGTTTCACAATAAAATAAAATTTTTGAAGCACTACCACCATTTTTTAAATCAATTGTACCAGTATCAATACTAACGTTACCGTCAATTACAACCTTACCTGTACCATGTGGTGTTAATGCAATGTTTCTATTTGAAGCAGATGTAACAATAGCATTTGTCTCTACGTCTAAGTTACCACCTAAACTTGGAGAACTATCGTCTGCAACATTTGAAAGACCTGCACCTGCTGCTGAACTTACTGAGGTAAATGAAAGATTACCTGAACCGTCTGTAATTAAAACTTGATTACTGTCACCATCACTATTAGGTAAAACAAAACTTATATTACCTGTAATAGAAGGTGATACTATTGAAACGTAATGTGAGCCATCAGTTGGATCATATAATCTTAAACCTGCACTTGATAAAGTACCTTTTGTATAAGTTAAGTCGCCAGTTGTTGCACCAGTAAATGTACCTGTACCTACTGTAAACTCGTCAGCACTCTCATCAAATCCAATAAAGATATTTGCACTACTACCTCGTTCACCAACGATACCTATATCACCTGAAGGTGTACCAGTTGTACCAGTTGATAATTCAAATAGTTTATCTGAAACAACCGTATTTGTTGTAGATACAGTTGTTGTAGTACCATTGACTGTGAAATTTCCTGATACTGTTAGATTACCAGCAATTGTTGGATTATCTACAATACCTACTGTGACTGTACCTGAACTTTCTGCGACTGTTGTTTCGTTTGTTGTGCCAGCAAAAGTTAATGTACCACCTAATGATACGGCACTTGTATTAGAACCGTCTGAAACTGTGATTGAAGAATTACTTAATTTTGCATTACCAATACTACCTGCAAGTTTAGAAGCCGCAATTGAACCTGCTAACATTGTATTTGTAACTGAACCTGTATCACCAGTTGTAACAATTGTACCTGTAACATTTGGTACTGTAATTGTTCTATCTGCTGTTGGGTCTGTTACTGATATTGTGGTTTCAAAACTATCTGCTGTGCTACCTTCAAATATTAAACTGCCTGACGTAATAGACGGCGTTGTCATTTGAGGTGTCGTGATAGTAGGATTTGTTAATGTTTTATTTGTAAGTGTTTTAGATGTAGCAGAAAATAATGTATCTAATTGAGATAATAAAACTCTACCCTCAGTACCACCGTCAGATAATAAAAGTTTATCACCTACGACTAATGTTGCACTTTCTAAATTTGTTGCACCGTCAATATTAACAATTGCCTCTACACTACCAAATTCTAATGCACTAGCACCAGAATTAACTTTTAATACTTGACCGGCGCTGCCTATTGATAATGCTGCACCTATACCACCATGTGATAAAGGTACTGTATCACCAGTTTGAAATTCTGCAAGACCTGTTGCTACATTACTATCGTTAAAGACCGCTCTGATTGGTTTTTTATCTGCCATATCTTATATTTAGAATTGAAAAAGGGTAGGGTCAGCGTCTGCTAACGCACTACCATTTGCCAATGTAAAACTCTTTGTTCCTGTAAAAACGAACTTATCATCAATAACCGCATTGAACTCAAAGTCTGTATTCTTTGTTGATAATCCACCTGACGCACTAAAGAAAGGTATAACTCTTGATACTTGACCAGCATTACCTGTTGAACCAGTTGATATAACAGCAAGTTGATTATCTCCAGATTTAGAACCTGCAGGTAATTCTACACCTGTTGCTGATACGGCGACTGTGCCAGTACCATCTGAACTAATTGTAGCACCACCCAAGTTAATTGTTTCACCTGCTAAGAAAATATCTTTAAATCTTTTAGAAGCACTACCTAAACTTCTAGTGCCATTACCATCAGGTAAAATATCTTGATCAATAGCTGATAAGTCACTAGCGACTTCACCAAAATCAAATTTATTAGTTGAAGAATTAAATTTTAATGCAAAACCATTTTGCTTTGAACTATGATCTACATCATCTAAATCTTTTAATGCACCTGCACCACCACCACTACTATGTGATTGAGAAACTTTAATTAATTGTTTTGATAAATTATCTATTCGTTTTTCTAAACTTTCGACTGATACTGGCACCTTTTCAGGTTTTTGTGCCTTCTCCATTTTATCTAATTCTTTTGTGGTTAATTCTATAATAGGAGAAATTTGTTTTATCTCCTTAACCTCTATTTTTTTCTTTTTTGTTTTTTTCTTTTTCTTTTCTGGTTGCTCTCCAGGTGTTACTTCTTTTGTATGATCAGCATAATCTTTACCAATCTCATAACTTTCTTCTTTTTTAATTTCTGTTTCTTTTGCAAGTTGAGATAGTTGAGATAGTAAACCTACTTTTTCTTCTTTTGTATCAACAACATCTTCTTTGGGTTTAATAACTTTTAATACAGGTTTCTCTGTTTCTTTTGCAACCTCAGATAACTCAGCCATCATAGAAGCAAAAGAAACATCTTTATTAATTTCTTCTACTTTTTTTTGTTTAGTTTTATCTTCTTCTTTTTTTATCTTAGACAATTCACCTAGTAGTGAACTTAAATCAGATGAAACATCAACATTATTTTTACTCATGATTACCTTGTGACATTGGGTCTAACTACGACTGTTCCTTGTATTGGTCTTGTTATTGTGCTATCAGAAGCGGTTATTTCTAAATCATATACATATCTTCCTTCTTCTAAAGCAGCTGTTTGTGCTGCTGTTAAACTCAATGTAATCTTACCTGTTGATGTTGTTGAATCTATCGCTGTTGTAAATGATGTAGATGATGAAGAAGAATAAGATTTACGAATTTGTGCTGCTGCAGAATAACCCGCTAAATCTAAAATGCTGTCATTTTGATATACTGTTATAACCGTGCTAAATGTTGCACCTTGATCCATTGTTAAATTAGCAATGGCGGCAACATTGGGTGCCGTTGTTATTGTGGTTGTTGGCATACTAAAACTCTCCTGTTCATACTATTTATGTATTTTAGACAGTTATATAAGTATATCAATTAGGGTTTATATGTTTTAAACCAAGAAGGTAAACCCAAATGTATTCTATTATCATAAATGTTATCATTAGCGCCTTTTGTTTTTGCATTATTATAGTGTAAGAATACTTGACCACAATCTTCCCCTTCAAATGCTTCACGCCAATGTTCACATAAATTACCCTTATAAACTAACATATCTCCTGGTTTTAGATTAACTTTTTTACCATCAGTCATATCTGATTTGTATTGACCACTTTTTACACCCCCTTTTTTAGGATTAGGTTCAATATAGATAGGCCAATCATCACCACCAAGATTCATTGTTGTTGATATTTCACAAGAAAATCTATCTTTATGTCTATGTAATACATCACCTTTTTTGTATATTCGAGCATATGAATAAGTTGGAATTAAACTCATACCTGTATTTTTTTCCATAACAGATTGTGTTTTTAATAATAAAGTATCCATTGCAATATCACTATAATGTGAATATGTATCAGGCACCTGTTCATCATTCCACACCCCAAATTCAGTAGTATATGGTGAAATAAATCTTGTATCAAACATTGTTCTTGCGACTTGTCTTTTCATTAAAAAATAATTATAAACAAATTCTGCAATCTTAGGGTCTAATGCTCTCTTAATTACGATATAATTATTTTTGTCAAATTCTGTTTTCATTGTCCTTTTACTCCGTTAATAATTTCATTACGAATTGCTTGAATATTAAAATGTATAAATCTAAAATCTTCATAACCATCATGCATTGAATATTGATGTGGCATGTAAGAATTAAAAAATATTAACGTACCTGGTTTAGGTACATAATGTATTTGATCATTTGCATATGATAATTTTGCTTTATCTTTTTGTTTTAATCCTGTCATCATTGCACCTGGCCTAGGATCATGAAAAACGGGTAGTGATGTATTTGGTGAACATTTAAGATAATAAAAACCAGAGATATGATTATCTGCATGAATATGTGTATTATGATGACCACCGCCATTCTTACTAAATTCTTGTACCCAACACTCTGTAAAAAACATTGTATAATTAGACATATCAAATCCTTGACCATCTAGTATATTCTGCGCTGTATTACCACAATACTCTACAAAATTACCTAGCTCAGGATCTTTTGAGATTTCTGTGGAATGATAAGACATACCATGATCTTTTACAGCGTTATAATGTTTTGTTCCTAAATCTTTTTTTCTTTGTAATTGTTTAGGCTTTTCTCTTTTATAAGCTTCTTTTATATGTTTGTCACATGCTTTATCAATCTGTGAAACCCATTCAGGTTTTTCAATTGTGTAAACAGGACAAGAAAAATAATTTTCTGTTTGTAATTGATTGTTATTATTTGTCAATATTGCCATTATATACTCCTATCTAAACGGATAACCTAGATTCCAAACTACTAATGAGTATCTAGTTCCTTTTGTTACTGGTGCAACTCTATGCCAAACAAAACTTGGAAAAACAATAATAGAACCACGAGGTCTAATTTCTGTACATTCATGTATTGCTTTCTTTTTATCTTGTTCCCAATCTTTTTGATTTCTCATATCAAATTCTAAATTACCACCTACATATTCACTTGGGTTAGATAGTGATATTGTAACTGATAACTTTCTTATTTTGCCATGTGAATTAGGATCTTCGGGTTTATTATAAGGTGTATCCCAACTATCACAATGCCAACCATAGTATTGACCTATACCATATTTTGTAAATTGACAAGATTCTGAAAATTCCCAATCAAAATTCCAACCTGCTTTTATATTTGCTTCTTTAATATAAGGATGTATCTCTTTATAAATCCATGTATCATTCATCCAAACAATATCAGATTTTCTTTTTACATGAAGCTGTTTAACTGCTGATTTTTTAATTTTACCAGATTTGGTTTTATTTTTTTCATCATTTTGCATACCACCAGTCAATGCCATTTCTGGTTTGTGTTGTAATCCGTATTGTATGATTTCATCACATAAACGAGGAGTTAACGCTGATTGGAAATAATAATAATAATTCTTTAAATTCATTTTATATTCACCTTTTTAATATATAGTAGTCTTAAAAAAGACTAATTATTGAAACTTATATCGTATAATAACAACACCTGATCCACCAGATTTTCCTAATTTTTGAGCTTCAGGAGCATTAGTATGAGTTCCTCCTCCACCGCCACCTCCTGTATTAGCAGTACCAGTAGTTGGATCTTGTCCTGATCCTTGAGAAGGATTTTGTGCGCCATTACCGCCACCACCAGAACCTCCAGCTCCTCTAACAGCAGCTGGTGTTGCAGGATAACCTCCGCCTCCGCCGCCACCGCCGCCTCTTGTTACAGATGAACCTGTAATTGATGAAGCAACACCGTTACCACCTGGACCACCTATACCTGGAGTTGAACCATTAGTACCAGCGCCAGCTATACCACCGCCTCCACCACCAGATTCTTGTCCACCAGCAGCATTACCATTTCCGCCATTATTACCTTGTGAAGGACTAACAGGTGGAGTATTACCAGCACCACCACAACCACCAGGGTTAGAGTTAGCACCACCGCCACCTCCATTACCACC